CGGCTCGGACGGGATGAGGACACTGGACTGACGCCGGAGGAGATTGAGGATCTCAAGAAAAAATTGCGGGAATTGAACGGCGAAAGTTGATTCAAGCACATAAATAACGATTGGTGAAGGTGAAAAGCGAAAAACGGACCCGGTTGGACCTTGATAGTACCGGTCATTTTGTGATATGGTACACTCGACCGAAGGACAAGGGAAACAGAAAAGCGTCAACGTTGACGCTTTTCGTCGTTTTTGGCAATGAGATACGATAAAAAACCGGATCCGTTTTACAAGTCGGCCGCGTGGCGGCGGGCGCGCGCGCTGGCGCTGATGCGCGACAACGGCATCTGCCAGGACTGCCTGGCGGCGAAGCGGCGCGGCGAGGTGGTCAAGCCCCGGACGGCGACGGTGGTGCACCACATCGTGCCGGTGGAACAGGATCCGAGCCGGGCGATGGATCTGGACAACCTGATTTCCCTGTGCGACGCATGCCACAACAAGCGCCACCCGGAGAAGGGCGCCGGCGAGCCGAAGCCGGAGCCGCCGACGGGCGTGCGCGTGATCAAAATATGATGAGGTACGAACATGGAAGCAATCACAAGCGACGGCGCGCGGTACTTCCCCGACGACGCCGACATGGCCGCGCGCTTCGACGCGCTGGCCGACGCGCTGGGCGGCGAGGATCTGCGGCCGCAGCACGCCATGCTGATCGCCGACCTGGTGCGCAGCGAGCGCCTCAAGGAGCGCCTGAGCGCGGACATCGCGCAGCGGGGCATCGGCGGCGAGGCCAGGAACGGCACCCAGCGCTATTGGAAGGACAACAAGAGCGTCACCCAGCTGATCAAGTTGATGGATCAGCAGCGCCGCACGATGATGGCACTCGGCCTGATCGCGCGGGAGTCGAGTCAGCCCAGGGCCGAGAGCGATGGAGACGACTTCGACGACCTCTGAGGTCATCCAGAGCGTCTACGACTACGCGCGCGACGCACTGGACGGCAAAGTGCTTGTCTGTGAGAAAGTGAAAATGGCCTGTCGGCGATTCTTTGCCGACCTGGAGCGGTCGGGAAAGGACCCCGAGTGGCCGTGGATCTTCGACGAGGAGCGGGCGATCCGTCCGATCCTCTACATGGAGAAGTACCTGACGCCCAGCAAGGGCGCGTATGACCATTTTTATTTGATGCCGTGGCAGCGGTTTTGCGAGGCCAACCTCTACGGATGGGTGCACCGCGAGACCGGGCTGCGCCGATTTAACGAGGGGCTGATCGTGGTCGGGCGTGGCAACGGCAAATCGACCATGGTATCCGGCAACGCCTCGTTCGGGGTCAGCAAGGACGACGAGCGCGGCGCGGACGTGTACCTGCTGGCCAACAGCAAAGAGCAGGCCGCCATCGTGTTCAACGAGTGCGCGACGCAGATCCGGGAGAGCAAGATCGCCAAGCGCTTCCGGGTGCTCAGGGACGCGATCTACTACGACCGGACCAACGGCTGCATCCGCCACCGGGCAAGCGACAGCCGCAAGCTGGACGGCCTGAACCCGGCCATGGCGGTCTTCGACGAGCTGCACGCCTACCGGGATTTTAAATTGATCAACGTCATCAAGCGCGGTATGAACAAGCGCCGGCAGCCGCTGGCGATCTACATCACGACCATGGGCACGGTGCTCGACGGGCCGCTGATGTACTTCTACCAGCTGTTTACGGACGCCATGATCCCCGGCAAGCTGCGGGAGGATGTCGCCGACCGCATGTTCGCGTTTATCTGCGAGCTGGACGAGGACGACGACATCGAGGACAGCAGCCTGTGGATCAAGGCCAACCCGTCCATCGGCGTGCTGCTGGATCTGGAGCAGCTCAAAAACGACTGGGAGCGGTCCAAACACATCCCGCAGGAGCGCGCGGACTTTATCTGCAAGCAGCTCAACATATTCACGAACAGTACCGAGGCCAAATACGTCGATTACTCCGTTTTGGAGCGCAACAACACGACGTTCGACGAGCACGGCCTGGAGGGCCGGGAGTGCTACGGCGGCTTCGACCTGTCCCTGACGGAGGACTTTACGGCGGCGGCGCTGGAGTTTCCGCTGGACGACGGGCGCGTCTTCTGGCTGGGGCACACCTGGCTGCCGGAGAAGAAAGCCCAGATGGACAACGAGAAAATCCCGTATTACGAGTGGGCCATGCAGGGGTTCCTGACGCTGGTGCCGGGCGACTACGTGCAGTACGAGCTCGTATATCAGTGGTTTGTGGACGCCGCGAAAAAGTACGAGATCATGTCCATCGGCTACGACCCGGCAAACGCCATGCGGCTGGTGCAGAGTATGCAGGCCGCGGGGCTGCCGGTCAACCTGGTGCGTCAGGGTCCGCTGACGCTGAACGCGCCGATGAAGGACATGCGCGAGCTGCTGCTCGACGGCCGGCTCGTGACCAACAACAACCCGCTGTGCCGCTGGTACCTCGACAACGTAAAAATCCGACAGGGCACCCGCGACGCGGAGCATGAAAACTGGCTGCCGACGAAAGCCGGCAAGTACCAGAAAATTGACGGCTTTGCCGCGCTGATCGACGCGCACGCCGAGCAGATGCGGCTCAATCCCGCGGGCCGCTCCGTGGAAGGCGACGGAGTGACCTTCATAACGTTGTGAGGAGGATGACAATGGCGTTTTTTGACCGCTGGTTCAAGCGCAGCCGGGACCATCCCGAAGCGATCGGACCGATGTCGCTGTACAACGCGATTGTGGGCGCCAAAGCGCGAAACGACCTGAAAGGATCCGAGGCGATCTACGCGGCGGTCAGCCGCATCGCGCACACCATGGCGTGCATGCCGCTGCACCTGTACAAGGGCTACGAGATCCAGCGCGACGATCCGCGCGAGCGCTGCGTGGGCTACTCGCCCAACGCGAACTCGACGCCATACACGTTCAAGCTGGCCATCGAGGCGTGCCGCAACACGGCGGGCGCGGCCTACGTGCTGATCGTGCCGCGGGACGACGGCGTGACGGTGGACCATCTGGACGTGCTGGAGCCGACCAGGGTGCAGCCGCTCAGGAACACCGACACCGGCGAGATCTGGTACCAGATCACGCTGGACGACGGGCGGCAGGCGGTGGTGCACTCGAGTTATGTGATCGCCCTGCATCACATGTCCACCGACGGCGTGGAGAGCATATCGCCCATCGAGGTGCTGGCCGGCACGCTCAACTACGACCGAAAGATTCAGGAATTCAGCGTGACCCAGCTCGAGGGCGTCAAGGACTCGATCGTGCTGACCTATCCGACGGCGCTGTCCGACGAAAAGCGCCGGGCGCACACGCAGGCGTTTTTGGACGCCTACAAACAGTCGCGCGGGCACCTGATCATCCTGGACAGCGGCATCACCGCGGACCGGATCACCGGCAACGTGGTGGACGCCAAAGTGCTGGACGTGGACAACATCACCAAGCGCAAGGTTGCGACCGTGTACAACATGCCGCCACGGATGCTGGGCGACACCAACTCGTCCGGCTACTCCACCAGCGAGCAGGATGTGGCCGAATTCCTGAAGCTGACCATCCTCCCCATCGTCAAACAGTGGGAAGAGAGCTTCAACCGGCGGCTGCTGACCTACGAGGAGGTCTGCCAGGGTTACGGCTTCCGCTTTGACATGGACGCGCTGAAGCGCGGCGACACCTCGGCCATGGCGGACAAGCACAGCAAAGCCATCCGTTCGGCGTACATGACGCCCAACGAGGCGCGCCGCGAAGACGGGCTCCCCGATCTGCAGTACGGCAACGAGCTGATGATCGCGCGCGACCTGATCCCGCTGCGCGTGGTGACGGAGCATCCGGAGCTGCTTTTGGGCGGCTTTATCGGGGGCGGCGGCCAGCAGCAGGGCGACGAGCAGGGCGACGAGGGCGACGCCCAGTAAGAATTGTTTAAGATTTCCGGCGCGGTTCAAACCTCCTGCTTTGTATTCATTCCCCCACAGCTTCTAAGCGCCGGAAGAGCCGGGACGGGTCCCATGCCGTCCCGGCGTTGTGATGGTCCGATACCATCTCGCTATAAGCCTGCGTCCGCTACTACTTCATCACGGCGGGCGGGGCGCTGGCACGCCGACGGGCTTCGGGCAGTTTTCACCGTTGGCAACGCTGATATAAGCGCCCTATCGCCTGCCGGGACGCGGGCAATCCACGGAGGTGTTACCTATGAGACAGTTTTGGAGTCTGGCGGAGGCAGCCGACGGCGGCGACCTGTACATTCTCTCGGCGATCGAGTCCGAGGAATGGTTTGGGGACGAGGCGACGCCGCAGAAGATGCACGACGCCATGATGTCCATATCCGGCGAGCTGCGCGTGTGGCTGGACTCTCCGGGCGGCGACGCGTTCGCCGGCCAGCAGATCCACGAGATGCTGCGCGCCTACTCGGCCAGCGGGCGCGGCCGGACGGTGGCGATGGTCACCCTGGCGGCGTCGGCGGCTTCGATCATCGCCATGGCGTGCGACGAGATCCGCATCTCCCGCGCCGGCTGCGTGATGATCCACGAGCCCTGGAGCGCCGTGGCAGGCCGCGCGGACGAGCACGCCGCGACGGCGAAGATCCTGGAGGATCTGCGCGACGCCCAGATCGACGTCTACGCGCGCCGCACGGGCCGCAGCCGCGAGGAGATCCTGGCGCTTCTGCAGGGTCCCGACGGCAACGGCACCTGGATGGTCGGCGAAAAGGCCATCGAAGAGGGCTTTGCCGACCGCCTGATCGACGAGGAGGCCGCGCCGGCGAAAATGCGCGTGGCCGCCTGCGCCGATCTGAGCGCCAACGCGCTCAAGCTGGCCGCGCTTCGGGCGCAGGCCGAAAAAAAGCCGGAGGATCCCGACGAGCCGGAAGAACCCGACGAGCCGGAAGAACCCGACGATCCCGAAGATCCGGACGAAGACGATCCGGACGACGAGCCGGAGAAAAATAACGGCAAACGTGAGGCAGCCCGGGCCGCGCTGCTGCGGACCCTGCTCAAATCCTATCTCACTGTAGACGACAAGGAGGCAAACAACTATGACCATTGAACAGATGCGTTC